CTTATGTTACTCGATGCGATTAAAGGACGATACGAGTTTCCAGAGTTAAGGCGTATAGCTTTAGAGCAATATAAATATTGGCAACCTGAAACGGTAATTATCGAGTCTAAAGCATCAGGACTACCATTAACTTATGAATTACGTAAGATGGATATACCCGTTGTTAACTTTACACCGAGCAAAGGAAATGATAAACATGTTAGAGTTAATTCGTGCGCACCTCTTTTTGAGTCAGGTCTGATATGGGCACCAGATCAAAAGTTCGCTGAAGAAGTGGTTGAAGAGTGTGCTGCATTTCCCTACGGGGATCATGATGACTTGGTTGACTCAACGACCCAAGCGATTATGAGATTTAGACAAGGAGGTCTTGTTATGCATCCTGAAGATTATGATGATGAAAAAGACAAACAAGTAAAACCTGTGAGGAACTACTATTGAAAAAATTAACAACAACTATACCTCCTCTAAGAGGACCAAACCCACAGGGCTTGAATATTCCCTTAAAACAAGTTAAGACGATAAGATTGGAGAAAATAAATGGCAGAAATCGACAAGTCGCTTCCAGGCGAAATAAGAACAGAAGTTAAAGTTCCGGGCGAAGAAGTTACGGAACAAGTTGACATCGAAGAACAGGTTCCTGAAAAAGGTCCCGTAGAAGTTATACCCGAAGAAGACGGTGGTGCGACCATCGACTTTGAACCCGGTGCAATTAATATTCCTGGAACAGAATCACACTTTGATAACTTAGCAGATATTTTACCTGCGGACATCTTAGAGCCACTCGGTTCTGAATTAAAAAATAATTACATCGATTATAAGATGTCAAGGAAAGATTGGGAAAAAGCTTACACTGAAGGACTTGACCTATTAGGATTTAAATACGAAAATAGAACGGAGCCGTTTCAAGGAGCTTCTGGTGCAACGCACCCTGTGTTAGCTGAAGCTGTTACACAGTTTCAAGCAACTGCATACAAAGAGTTATTACCAGCAGACGGTCCAGTAAGAACACAAGTGTTAGGGGTGAAGAACCCACAAAAAGATCAGCAAGCACATCGAGTAAAAGATTTCATGAATTATTTAATTATGGATCAAATGAAAGAGTATGAGCCAGAGTTTGACTCTATGCTATTTCACTTACCACTTGCAGGTTCTACATTTAAAAAAGTTTACTACGATGATTTATTAGGCAGGGCTGTTTCTAAATTTGTGCCGGCAGATGATTTGATTGTGCCGTACACAGCAAACAGTTTAGATGATGCAGAGTCTATTATTCACGTTATAAAAATTTCAGAGAATGATTTAAGAAAACAACAAGTGGCAGGATTTTATTCTGATGTAGAATTAACTCCACCAGGTATGGTTGTTAATGATGAAGTTTCTAAAAAAGAAAAAGAATTAGAAGGCACTAAAAAATCTGGAAAACAAATTCCGATGTACACTTTGTTAGAGTGTCATGTGGATTTAGATTTAGAAGGCTTTGAAGATATTGGTCCAGACGGGGAACCGACTGGTATCAAGCTACCTTACATCGTAACTGTTGAAGAAGGTAGTGGAACGGTTCTTTCGATAAGAAGGAACTATGCGCCCAAT